CGTGCTGGACCGCGATCCGCGGCTGGCCGCCCGAGCCCACTGCGACAAGCACGTCGTCAAGATGGTGCTCGAGACGGCGCAGCTGCTTAGCACCGCCCACGCCCACTTTGGCGAGGCGACGTACTCCGACCTCCGCAACTGCTTTGAGGTTCGGGGGCAGCGCGTCTACCACCCGACGCATCAGAACCACCCGTGCGCCGTATGGGTGCGCGAGACCGCCGCCAACTATCGCTGGGCGTGCTCGCTGCTCGAGGCCCTGCTCCACGAGTATCAGCGCCGCTTCGGCGACCGCGCCAAGAAGCGCCACAAGACGTGGGACGTGCTGCAGGCGCTGCGCAGCCCGCCCCGCGCGCTCGTCAAGTCCTGCGCCGACCGGCCCGACGCCATGACGCCGTTCGCGCTCGCCATGCCTGAGCAGTACCGCCAGGCCGACCCGGTCGCCGCGTACCGCGCCTACTACCGCGGCGAGAAGTCCGGGATCGCCGAGTACCGCCTGGACGGCGCGCCAGACTGGCTCACCGCCTGCGAGGTGACGTATGCCTAACCTATTCCCATACGGCACCGGCGAAGAAGGCGATGAACATGGCCAGCAGTACCGCGCCGTGCTGGCCGAGGAGCGGCGCGATCGTGAGCTGGCTGAAGCCAGGCAGGCGGTCTGCGCGCACCGCGAAGCGCACCCGCAGTTGACCCGAGCCTATTCTGCCGCGGTAGCCCCCAATAGCGACGGCCGCGGCTGGTCGAGGTTGGGCGGCACTCCTACTAAGGAAGCTCCGCGTAACGCCATGCGGTGGAACGAGCGGGAGGACGCCGACCTGGCCGAGGCCCACTCGGTCCGCGGCGTGCCCGTGGCCGAGCTCGCCCGACTGCACGGCCGCACCCACATCGCCATCGAGATGCGCCTGTCGCACCTCGGGCTTAACGACCCCGCGGACGACTTCCGCGAACCCACCAAGGAGAAGACTGTGAAGATGACCCCCAACCGCCTGATGACCCTGCTCGCCGTGTACCGCGGCACCTACGAGAACGAGCTCAAGGTGGGCACGTCCGGGCCCGACCTCGCGAGCCTCGTGGCCGAGGGCCTTGTAACCGTCAACGGGGACGGGCGCCGGCCGTCCGTGACCGAGGACGGCTCTGCCCTCGTGGACTCGCTGCTGGGCCGCTCCTCGAGCTCGGGCGGCGCAGCCAGCACGAGCTGGAATGCCTCGCGCAACACCAGCGCGCTCGATGACCAGCGCTTCTTCCTCGTGTCTTCTGGCGACGCCATGAAGGGCGGGCCGCACGGTCGCCCGCAGCTGAAGAAGCCGCCCACCACGGTCCAGTCGTCCTACCGCGACGCCGAGCGCGAGGCCTCCCGCCTCGCCGACCTGAGCCGCGGCGAGAAGTTCTTCGTTCTGCAGGCCGTGTCGGTCCACGAGGTCCAGCCGGCTCCGGCCACGTCGCGCCGCCTGTGACCGAGCAAAGAAAAAGGGGAGCCGTAGCTCCCCTTCTTCGTGTCGCGATGCCTTAGCGGCGCTTGGCGGCGCTTGGCAAACATTGGTTGTCTAAGCGCCATATCCAAGACATACTGTAATCTAATTAGGAGAACAGTATGAAGACCCGAGCTGAAGTAGTGACGAGCCTGCTTGTGGCAGGCGTAGATGATTTAGATGATCTACATGCACAAGCCGAAGCAGAGCTAGGCCAGACTTTGTCCCGCAAGGTACTGCGGGATTACCGCTCCAGGTTCAAACGCCTTGGGCCCGCCTGGGCGTCTCTGATTGCTGAGCAGAACGCGGAGACTCACAAGGAGGCAAGCCGCCGGTGGAAAGCCGCCAACTTGGCTCGCAAGCTGCTACACCAATGCAAAGCCTCCGCCAAATATCGTGGGCATGAATGCCTTATAACGGAAGAGCTCCTAGCAGAGCTGCTACATAGTATGGAGTGCTCTGCCACAGGTTTGCCATTGACTCTGGAATGGAAGGGGCCCAGCGGTACAAACCCTTGGGCCCCTTCGGTTGACCGCCTTAACAACTCGCTAGGCTATGTGCCCAGCAATGTGAGAATAGTCTGCTGGGCATTCAACAACATGCGCGGAGACTTCCCTGATGAGGTCGTGGAGACTTTAGTCAAGGCATACTCCAAGCGCATATGTTAGCGCCGTTTTGCAAGTCCTGCCGCGATCTTCTCGGTCGGGGACAGGTTCTGGCGCTGCGGGTTCGGCTTGCCATGCGTGGTGCCGGGCTTGACGCCCGAGCCGCTCGGGGCCTCGCTCTCGAAGGCGCGGCCGAAGGTCGGGCTGGCCTTCATCTCCTTGACCAGGTCCTCGACGGTCATGAAGCCGCCGGAGGCGTTGCCACGCGGGTCGCCGCTCTCGTCAACCACGCGGACGACGTACTCCTCGCCCTCCTTGATAACCTTGGTCTTGGCCTGGATGTGCGGCAGCAGAAGCTCCGGCACGCCCTTGTGGCCGGCGATAGCCTGCACGGCAGCCGTGGTCACCAGGTACTTCTGGAGGGTCTTGCTCATGTTCTGGAGCTCGCCGTCCTTGCCCTGCAGCTGGGTCTGGAAGCCGCGCTCCAGGTCCTTCTTCATCTTGTCCCAGTTGACCTTGCCGTCCTTCGACTCGCCGATGACGCGCTCGACAGCCTGGCGGAGCGCCTCGGCGGAGGACGCGTCGTCGCCCTCGAGGCCGAGCAGCTGGCCGACCGCGGCGAAGCCCGACAGGTCGGGGCGGTTGCGCTTGGCCTCGTCGGCGTCGCGGCGCGCGGCCTTGAGGGACTTGTTCAGGCCGTCGATCGCGCCGGCGGTGCCCTTGAAGCTTTCGTTCAACACGTAGCTGCCCTCGCCCTCGACGTACAGGCCGCGGAACTGCTCGGGGACCTTGTCGATGCTGTCGACGGTAGGGTTCTTCAGGAACTCGAATTCCATAGTGCTCTCCTTCTGCGCGTCACGCGCGTTGTTTGGGCATCGCGCCCGGGGTCTCAGGCTGGCACATTAAGCCGGCGCCGGCGTAACGTGAGCCATCGTTCTGATGCGGACCGGACTCGGCCACGGGCTTGCCAACATACCTATAGGTAAAGTCGCTCTGGGCGATACACCTGCACAGGCATGTCTGTTCCACCGCGCATGGCTAACATAGCAGCCCGGTGATTACCGTTCAACAGTATTGGTGTTCCCGTACCAGGGTCTATGAGAACAACTGGTAGGCCCGTAGGCAAAGCATCTAGGCCGGTCAGGCTATCAGTCTGGCCCCGGCCTACGAACTTGCCCCAGTCAAAATCAGAAGTGAATAGCTTCCGTACGCTTGCCAGGTCTGTCTCGCGCTGTATAGTAGCCAGGGAAGATATAGGCAATGCCTCATATGAGGGCTTCAACCCAGAGAGGCTGTCTACCTGTTTTTTGAAGCCCTCAAGTGTTATAGACTTCTCATACTCTGATACCTCCATGAAATGCCTCATGCGCAGCTCTTTGCCGTTCATGGATGTCTTACCCTCAACCAAGAACTCAAATTGCTCAGCTGTGCCCGCTGGCGGTGCCTTGTAGGCCTTCTCAAGCTGCGCAAGGGACATGCCCGCACCCTTACCCTGAAGCCTGTCGAGCAGCTCGCGGGCGTCCTGGTCGAGCCGCGTCCGCAGCTGGTCCAGGTTGTACTGCTTGCCGCTGGCGTCCACGAACTTGTCGAGCGGCACGCCGCCCTCGCGGAACAGCCGGGCGCGTGTAGGCCCCAGCACCTCGTCCTGGAACTTCGCCGGCTGGCGCTTGATCCAGTCCTGGTACGTCACGTTGCTGGGCGTGGAGCCGATGTTCTCGTCCGCCCACGCGTCGCGCTTGGCTTTCACCTTGGCGCGGCGTTCGGTGGCCGACATGCGGGACCACTCCTTCGGCCCGACGTCGTCGCGGACCTCCTGGGCGAAGTCCAGCTCGCGCTTGCGGCGGGTCCTGCCGTCGCGTACGGTCGGGCGGTCGCCGACAATCTCGGCGCCGGCCAGCACGGGCACCACGGTCGAGCGGCAGTTCGGGTGCGCCGGCGGGCGCGGGCCCTTGTCGATCGGGTAGACCTCGCCGTCGCGGGACCGGCACACTGCAGAGGTCCGCCCGTCGAGGGTAGACACCCAGCGCACGCCGGAGATGATGTCTGCATTGGCGTCCCACGTTGCCTGGCGGGCGCCAGTGGACACGTGGTTCGCCGCCGTGCGCACGACCGTCTCGGCGTCGCGGCGCGTGATGGCCAGCACCCCGTCGGAGTAGCCAGCGGCCTTCGTGCCGCGGATGCGGCGCACGATCTGGTCGGTCGTCTCGCCCTGCAGGATGCCCAAGCGGAGCTGCTGCTCGATGCGCTGTGCGTCCGCTGCGGCGAGCCGGTCCCACCAGCCCTGCAGCGGGATGCCGTTGATCGGCGATGCGACGATGGCCCGCAGCGTGGCGGGCGCGACGGTGTTGAGGGTCAGCTCCACCGGGATCGCTGCGCCCATGGCCCCTACCTCCCAGGTGGCCTCTACCTGCGACAGGCCGTCGAGATCGGGGCGCACGTCGGCGTCGACGGCCTGGATGGCCGCGGCGCGCAGCCTCCGGACCTCGATCAGCATCGCGTTCAGGCGTGCCTCGGCGAACTCGGTGAGCTCGGTCTGGAGCATCGCGACGAGCTCGCGGTCGGAGGCCTCCAGGAGCCTGGTCGCGTCAGCCGCCATGCGGTCGGAGAACCGCAGGACGACGATCTGGTGCCTGATCGTCGCATCCAAAATCTCTTCATTGGCTGTCGGCATTTACCTTCTCCATTATAGCAGCAGCCAAAGCCAGTATGACTTCGCGTACCCGAGCCAGTTTCTCTTCTGGAGTCTGAGCCATTATTCAGCTCCAGGTACTGGCGTTGGCGGCTGCGGGTTGTTCGGGTCCGCGGGAGGGTCCTGCGGGTCTGCGTTCGGGTCGGCAGGCGGGGTCTGGGTGCCGTTGCCCTTGCCGAACATGTCGCCCATGGAGTCGGTTGCCTCCTCCTTCAGCTGCTCCGCGTCGTCGTCCTCGTCGAAGTCGTCCGAGAGGACCTGGCGTGCCTTCATCTCCTTCAGGAAGGCCTTGCGAGAGATGTCGCGCTGAGCCCGCATCTTCAGGAGGGCATCCAGCTCGGCGGCGTCAGCCTCAGACAGGTCGACGTCGGCGTTGACCTTAACAGAGCCACCATTGTCGAGGCCCAGCCAGTCTGCTGTGAACTGCATGGCCTGTTCGAGGCAGTCCTGGAAGTCACGGACGGTGGCGGCAAGGTAGGAGGACGCTTCCGCGGCGTCGAGGGCGCGGCCGGTGGCGGTCTCATCGCCTGGCTTCTTGCGCATGTACTCTGCACCGTAGGTAGCCATCTGGTCCTCAAGGGACGAGAGGTCAGTCTGGCCTGCTGCGATGGCGGCGCCGGTGTGCTCGACGTAGTACCACTTGCCCTCTGGGGCCTCGGTGGTCAGGAAGTTGTTGGGGCCGATGTTGACCTTCTGGTCTGCGGGCACGCCAGACGCCGCAAGGATAGGGAAGCGCGACACGGTCAGCACGTTCCGCTGGTCGCTGGACGACTGCCAGTGGGCGACGTTCAGGTGCGCCAGGTCGGTGAGGGGTGGCTTGCACTCCATCAGGCCCGTGCGCTTGCCGGCATAGAAGGTCACCAGCGGGATATAGTCGAGGCTGGTAGAGCCCTCGGACTCGACGTGCCACTCCTCGCCCTTCTCATCGGGCGCCCACACCTGCCAGGTGCCGGGCTCCAGGACGCGGACGCGGACGACCTCGACCTCCTCCCAGCCGACGCGCTCGACGCTCTTCTCGAGGATGCGGACGTGCGTGAGCACCTCCTGGCCGAGGACGACTGCGGAGTACGCGGCGATGAGGCACTCGGGCTTGACGTGCACCCAGTACGGGCGGAGGCCCTCGGCGCGGTCGTCGGCGAGGGTGCGGGGGCGCTGCTCGCCCTCGGCGTCGGTCTTGGCCTCGGGGGTGGGGTGCTCGACGAGCACGTGGGAGAAGCCCTTGGCCCAGGCCTCGCGGAACCAGGAGCGGGAGAAGGCCTGCAGGTTGTTCCCCTGCATGTCGACGTCCTCGGCCAGGTCCTCGATCTGCGTGGGCACGTCCTCGTCGAGGACGATGGCCTCACGGAAGGGCTTGCCCGCCAGGGTGTCCAACGTCTGCTCGGTCATGTTGAGCAGGGTGGCCCGCGACAGGCGTGCGTCGTAGTTCTTGTTGGACTCGTTGTCGTACTGGGGCAGGAACTCCTTGCCCGCGGCGCGCATCGCCTCGGTGCCGCCCAGCAGGACGTCGATCATGCGCCAGCGTGGCGCCATGCGGAGGTAGGCCGACGACGGGGATGCCACCGTCGGCTTCTTGTTGGGGGTGTCTGCCATGGTCGGCTCCTGGTTCGGTGGCGTACGTAGATGACCGCGATGGTACCTCGTAAACCGCCGAGCCGGGAGCCAGCGATCAGGCGTCGTCCGGGTGGCGCTCGCCCAGGAAGATGGGGAAGCGCGGCGCCTCCTTCGAGCCGATCGGGAAGAACTTGAACTTCACGAGGCGGCCCTCCCAGCCCGCGCGGTCCGCCCAGATGGCTGCCCGCGTGGCGGCGTCGAAGCCTGACCCCACGTTGAAGCGCACGCCGTCCCACCGTCCGCCGCGGCCCACTACGCGCAGGGCGCCGAGCGTGCCCATGCCCACCATGCCGTCCTTGGAGTGACCGCGCTCCGTCAGCCCCAGCGCACTGGTGGATGCCTCGTTGGAGTTGTGCAGGAGCTCCTCGAACCCCTCGACTACCGCCTCGGCGTCCTCGAACTGCTTGAGCTTCATGAGGTCCTGCTTGGAGAGCGTACCCCGGCCGAACTTGTAGGGAGACTTTGCCTCCCGCAGCATCACGCCCTCGTAGCCGAGGTCCAGCTGCGTGGCCTCGTAGGCGTTGGCCTCCTCCACCGTCGTGACGACGGTCTGCTCTACCATGACGGCGCGGCCCGAGCCGGTGGCGAGGTCGCGGGCCATGCCCAGCCGCTCGTGGTACGGCCTGCCGGGCTCGCGGCAGCAGTCGAAGACGTGGAAGAANACGTCCGGCTCGCCCTCGCGGCTCATGACGCCGGAGGTCGTGCCGAGGAAGGCNCGNGGGTCGGTCGGGTCGCCCACCAGGAGCTCGCCGTCCAGGCCCTCGAGCCANTCCTTGCCGAAGATNGCCTGCACCCGGCGGTTNGGGATNGGCTTGAGGTTGCGNGACACNACGACCCCGNCGCGCACGATGGCGCGGATGCCGTCGAGCTTGGGGCTNGCCAGNAGGGGCCAGCGCAGGGCGGCGACNTCGGCCACGGTCGCGGCTAACATGGGGCGGAANGNCTTNTCANTCATGGCTGGGCACCCCGTGCGTGTGGATCGGGTTGAGGTCGTCNGCCCANGAGGGCCAGTCGCGCAGCGGCCGGCGCACCAGGCGGGCCCCGTCGCCCTCAAGGTGTAGGTACTCGGTAACAAAGACGCTCGGCTCAGCGGGTGTGCCGCCCAGCAGCTCTTGCAGGACGTCGAGCGCAACGCTTACCTCGCTGGAGGAGGCTTCACCCATGTGCTCCATGCCCTGCAGACGCTCCACGGCGCGCATCAGCGCCCTGGCCTGCAGGTCACGACGGGCTACATGCTCACGCAGGACGTCAAGGATGGCGTCGTCAAATGGTGAGGGGTCCAGGTCGCGCCCGTTTTCAGCCTCAAGGCGCAGGCGCTCAAGAGTGGAGGCTTCATCCCCGCTGGCGTGCAGCTCGACAAGGGCGTACTCGAGGCCGCGACGATAGGCGTCACGTGCTGGTGCACGACTGCTACGGCGCAGGCGCACAAGGTGGGCCAGAATGACGGCAAGTAGGGCAGCGGACAGTAGGGCCCAGGGGTCTAGTTCGGTCATGTCAATCTCCTCAGTTGGCGGCGTCGACGGACGACAGGAAGCGGCGGAGCGCGCCGAGCGACCGGCCCTCACGTCCGGAGTCGACTACGGGGTCTTCTAGGTAGCCGGCAGGCGTCTCGACGCGCAGCCAGGCGCGATCGGCCTGAGCAAGCTCGCGGACGAGCCCGAACGGCACAGCAAACGCCTTGCGCGACTCACGGGTGGCGGCGCCGTAGGGCGCGAAGGTGGTGGGCACGCCGACCTGGGTCAGCCGGTGGACGCGGCCGCCCACACTCAGGCTGGCGCCCATGATCGCGCGGACGTCGTTGAAGACGTAGACGACGAGCAGGGCGTGGTCGGGCGTCACCGAGCTCCACTGCGCGCCCAGCCCGGTGCACACGACGCCGGAGCAGGCGTTGCCGTGGCCGGGCACGGTGACCACGCGGGAGCCGTCCAGCCCGCTCACGCGGGAGGTCGGCGGGGAGCCGCCGGTGGCGCAGCCCTGCAGCAGGGCCACGGTGGCTGCGATCAGTAAGGTCCTCATGTTGGACTCCTCCTAGGTTGGTTTGTTGACGCGCCCACATAAAAAGAAGGGGCAGCGGTCACAGTGTACCGCCGCCCCTCCATTCAGGGAGCCATCATTCCTAGCTGGGCGTCACTCGCAGCTGCGGCGCCCGGTCTCCGGGTCAATCGTGCAGGACGCGGCCTCCTCCTGGGCCTTGCCGGTGTCGTCGTCCTTGGCGACGATGACCCCGCCGCGCTTGCCATCTGCCCGGTAGGTCGTGATGCCCTTGCAGCCGAGCTCCCACGCGCTGTCGTAGACCCGCTTGAACTCATCCCAGCTGACGCGAGAGTCCACGTTGCAGGTCTTGGAGACGGCGGAGTCCACCAGCTCGGCAGCGACTGCCAGCACGGCGACGTGCTCGGCCACGGTTACCTCCGACGAGCGGCGCCCGCGGACGCCGAACACACGCACGCCGTAGTCCTCGATGAGCTCCTTGCGGGGTCCCTCGAACTCGATGACCGTGCGCTCCATGCCGTAGGAAAACACCGGCTCCAGGCCGGAGCTCACATTGTCGGCGCAGAGGCTGATGGTCCCGGTCGGGGCTATGCTGGTCAGGTGGGAGTTGCGGATGCCGTAGAACTCGATGAGGCCCTGGATGTCCTCGGGCAGGGTGCGCACGAACTTGGAGTCCAGGTACTCGTTGGAGTAGAGCGGGAAG